TCTGCAAGCAAAACCGGACATTTTTAGGTTCAATCCATATACTCAGCAATCAATTCCGGAAGATTATAGCGAATCTTCCACTTTCTTAAACGTTGATACTCGTGCATTAGAACTTCAGACAGAAACCGAATATTATGGAATGATTGCACCCAATATGAAACTTATTGGAAAAACTTCAGGTGCGGTCGCAAGAATTTCTAATATCAGACTCATTTCCGATAATTTTGGAAGATTGCTTGGTTCTTTATACATCCCAGACCCAAATGTTCCAAGTAATCCAAAATGGATTAATGGAAGCAATACCTTTACTTTGATTGATACTCCAGCACTGGACAATCTGAGTAATATTTTCCAAGAGTTTATATCAAATACTAGAATTAATGAAAGTTCTGCAGAGGCTGAATTTGCTTCATTGGCGACAGCAAATGTCGAAGAAACTAAGATTCTGACTACTAGAAATATAACAATCTTAACTAGTTTTAATGTAAATACAACAACTATCACAAATACAACGACAAATACAACAACAGTCACACAAACTCAAACTGGAGGGCCTGGTCAAGTTTCAATTTGGGAAAATCACGATCCATTAGCACAATCTTTCTATGTTCGCGATAATACTGGAATATTTTTAACTTCAGTTGAAGTTTTCTTTGAGACAAAAGACGAAAATATCCCAGTAACTCTTCAGATTAGACCTATGATTGCTGGTGTTCCTAGCAATTTGGTAGTTCCATTCTCAGAAGTTACTTTGACTCCCGACGAAATTAATCTTTCTTCAGATGGAACTATTCCAACAAAAATAACTTTCCCATCTCCTGTATATCTACCTGGACCTCAGCAACTAGAAGTCAGACAAGCACCACTTGGTAGCCAGCAAAGTTCTGAGTTTGCTATTGTTCTTCTTTCCGGAAGTCCTCAGTATAGAGTGTTTATTGCTGAACTTGGCAGAAATGCTCTGTTGCCAGGAGATAGTCCTAACGCAGGAACTGGAATAAGATTATCAGCACAACCAACTTTGGGAAGTTTGTTTAAATCGCAAAATGGTTCAACTTGGTCTCCTGCACAGTTAGAGGACCTAAAATATAGACTTTATCGTGCAGATTTTGCTAATGAAGGTCTGGTTAGGTTCTTCAATCCAAAACTTGATGTTGGAAACAAAAAAGTAACAGTAAGTGGTTCAAATCAAATTCAACCACTTTCCAAGAAGATTCTTGTAGGACTTGGATCTACTGGATATGATATTGATAACGTTGTTCCTGGAGTAACCCTTGTACAAGGATCTGCAACAGGAAAATTAATTGGTATTGCCGGAAGCATTACAACTGGTGTTGATCTTGGGGTTACTGTTTCAAATCCCGGATTTGGGTATACTGTTGGCGACTTTGCTAATGTTTCTCTTGAAACAGAAACTGGAAACGGTGCAGGTGCAGTTGCAACTATCGGAGTTACTGCTTCTGGAATAAGTACAGTTACTATAACTAATGGTGGTTTTGGATATCAGGTTGGCGATTCTTTACTTATTCCAGAAACAGGAATGGGACAAAATGTTGGATTTGGTGGTAGACTGACAGTAACTAATATTTCTTCAAATAATACATTTATCATTGACAATGTTCAAGGAAATTTTGAAGTCGGAATTACAACAATATCGTATATTGCAGGAACTGGAACTACAACGATAGCAGGTCTTGGAGTTACAATCAATCAAATTACTCCAGATCCTTATTATGATGGTCTTCATATGAAAATTTTACACATGAATCATGGAATGCATTCAACAGAAAACTTTGTGAGAATTAGTTCGTTTAGACCCCTACAGTCTGGAGTGAGTTCTAAATTAACATCTACCATTGCCCCCGAAGACATTGAGATTCCAATTATTTCTTCAAGTGGATTTGAATATTTTGAGAGAGTTTCTGTAGATTCTTCTAATCCAGGATATGCAATTATAGGTGACGAAGTAATTTCTTATACAGGATATACTGCATCTTCTCTCACTGGAGTTGTAAGAGGAATTGATGGATCTCAAGCACAATCTTATGATTCTACATTACCAATCTATAAGTATGAATTTAATGGAATTTCATTAAGAAGAATTAATAAAGTACACAATTTTGCAGAGGTTGACGAAAATCATCCAACTGAACTTAATTCGTACTTTATTAAGATTGATACTTCAGATACTGATTTTGATAATATTGGAATTGGTTCTGACAGAACAAATGATTTGTACTTTAATGAGACAATACAAACTGGATCTACAGGAACTATTCTGACAAATAACATTCAATTTGAAGCAATTACCCCCAATATATCTTATATAATTCCAGGAAAAACAAATCTTGGATGTAGAATTAGAACCTTTACCGGAACAAGTATAGGAGGAAATGAAAAGTCTTTTGTAGATGATGGATTCCGTTCTATTCCACTAGATGAAACTAGTTATTTTAGTAATCCAAAATTAATTTGTTCTGACATCAATGAGCAAAAGTTCATTACAGAATCTCCAGGCAGCAAATCATTTACAATGGAATTTTTAATGAATACTGTTGATTCTAGAGTATCACCAGTTATTGATACAATCAAAGTTGGTGCAGTTTTGACATCTAACCTAATTAACAGTCCTTATGGAGTAAATGATAATTCTAATTATGCTAACGATGATACTGTAAGAAGTCTCTTCAATGATAAGCACTCGACAATTTACATTTCTAAACCAGTAAGACTCAAAATTCCAGCAAATTCCCTGAAAGTTTTACTTTCAGCATCTCGCAATAATACTAATGATATTAGGGTTCTCTATCAACTCTTTAGAGATGATGTCCCACAGGCATCCGAAAATTATGAATTATTCCCCGGCGCATCAAACTATCAAGTTGATGGACAAGGAATTAAAAGAGTAATAGATCCATCTTTAAATGATGGATCTGCGGACACATTTTCAAGACAAACTAGTGATTCGTCTTTCCGAGATTATGAATATAGTGTAGATGATCTGCCAGACTTTAATGCTTTTTCCATTAAGATTGTGATGGCAGGAACAAATCAAGCAACTCCTCCATTGATTCGCCAATTGAGAGCAATTGCTACCATCAAACCAAGAATTTAATAATGGATTATATTAAAGTAAAAGATAAAGACCATCTTGCAAGAGATACTAATTCAAATGGAATTGTAAACTTTGATATTAGTGGTTATGAAAAATACGTTGAAAACTATAAGAGAGTTTATGATGAATCGCAAAAAATTAAATATCTTGAAAATGAAATGAGTGAGATTAAGAGTGATTTGAATGAAATTAAAAATTTATTGAGGAACTTATCAAATGGATCCTAACAAAATTTCCTTAGATAATATAACTAAAATGTTTGAATATGAAAAACTTTCAAGAGATATAGATAGTATAGAAGATATTGAAACTTTGAGAAATCTTGCAAAATCTCACATTAAATTATATCTTAGTCAACAAGAAGTCATTGCAAGTCTTAAAATCTAATGGCACAACCATCTACCAGACAAGAACTTATCGATTATTGCAAAAGAAAACTGGGTGCCCCAGTATTGGAGATTAATGTTGCTGATGAACAAATTGAAGATTTGGTAGATGATGCTATTCAATTTTTTCAAGAACGTCATTTTGATGGTGTATATCCAACATTTTACAAGTATAAAGTAACTCAAGAAGATATTGATAGAGGCAGAGCACGCGGTGGGTCTTCCTCTGTTGGTATTGCCACAACAACTGTTACCACAAATATTGTTGGAACTGCAACTACTTTTACTTATGAAGAAAATAGTAATTACCTACAAGTTCCACCCAATGTCATTGGCGTAAATAAAATATTTACTTTTGATGGTGCAAACACCATTACCCATAATATGTTTAGTGTAAAATATCAGTTATTTTTAAATGATATTTACTATTGGGGAACTACAGAACTTTTAAGTTATGCGATGGTTAAGACATACTTAGAAGATTTAGATTTTCTTTTAAACACTCAAAAACAAATAAGATTTAACAAAAGACAAGATAGATTATATCTAGATATTGACTGGGGATCGGTCAGTGCTAATCAGTATTTTATTATTGATTGTTACTCAACTCTCGATCCTAATGATTATTCAAGAGTTTGGAACGATTCATTTATTAAACCATATCTTACCGCACTTATTAAGAGACAGTGGGGACAAAATATGATGAAATTTACTGGAGTTAAACTTCCTGGTGGCGTAGAACTAAATGGGAGACAAATGTTTGATGATGCACAAAAAGAACTTGATATTTTAATGGAAAAAATGTCAAGTACTTATGAACTTCCACCTCTAGATATGATAGGATAAGATATGCTAAATCCATTCTTTCTTCAGGGATCTAATACAGAACAAGGTCTTATTCAGGATCTTATTAATGAACAGTTAAGAATGTATGGTGTTGAGGTTTACTATCTTCCAAGACAATATATTACAGAAAAAACCATTATTAAGGAGGTCATTGAATCCGAATTCAATAATGCATATCCAATTGAGGCGTATGTCGATACTTATGAGGGTTACAATGATAATCCAACTATCTTATCAAAATTTGGCATTCAATCATTAAATGAAATAAACTTAGTAATTTCGAGAGAAAGATTTAAAAATTATATTTCTCCACTAATTCAAAATCAATCTAATATCAAGTTATCAACAAGACCCAAAGAAGGCGACTTAATCTATTTTCCTTTAGGTAAGCGTTTATTTGAAATTAAATATGTAGAACATGAAAAACCATTTTATCAATTACAAGGACTTTACACATATCAATTAAGATGCGAACTCTTTAGATATGAAGATGAACTTATCGATACGAGTATTGGTGAAATTGATGAATTGATATCAGGAACTGATGCTATAGATCCAGAAAAAACTCCTATTGGAAATCTCATCAATCTTACAATGGCAGGTGTCGGTATTACTGCGTCCGCAACTGCTTCAATCGTAAACGGCGGTATTCGATTTATTACAGTTACAAACCGAGGTGGTGGTTATACAAGCACTCCCACTGTTGGTATTTCATCTGCACCTTCTGGAGGAAAGACTGCAAGCGCAGTCGCTGAAATGATTGGAGGTATTGTCGTATGTAATGATAATATAAATCCACAAGCAAGATCAGTTCAAAATGTATTAATTACTAATGCGGGATATGGATACACAACTCCACCAGGAGTAAGATTTATTGGTGGAGGTGGTTCTGGGGCAGCAGCAACTGCTACTCTTGGGGATGGTATTGTTGGAGTAATTACAGTTACAGATGGAGGATCTGGATATGTAAATCCACCAACGATTACATTTAGTGGTATATCAACTGTTTCGGCGGCAGCAACGGCCGTTGTTTCTGCTGCAGGATCAATCACATCAATATATATCACAAATGCAGGTTTTGGATATACGGTTGCACCAATAATTGTAATTGGAAATCCGCTCTTAAATTCAAGTGGCAATTTTATTTTTAATGAAACTGTAACAGGTTCTCAAAGTGGAGTCACCGCAAAAGTTAAATCGTGGAACTCAATAACCAAAGTTCTTCAGGTTTCATTAGTTTCTGGAAGTTTTGTTGTCGGAGAAAATATTGTTGGTTCTGCATCAAGTGCATCTCACTATTTACGATCTGTGGATAATGTTCCAAATCTTCTAAAAGATGGTTATGCATCAAATGATGAAATTGAAGAAGAGGCAGATAACATTATCGATTTTAATGAAGTAAATCCATTTGGAATGCCATAAATATTAATTAATAATTTTATTAAATAGTAGTATTATAAGTTAATTATATGTTTGAATATTTTTATCACGAAATTCTAAGAAGAACCGTTATTGCTTTCGGTTCTCTGTTTAATGGTGTCACTATTAAACATACGAACAATTCTGATCAGACAGTGAGTGTGATTAAAGTACCTCTTGCATATGGTCCAACACAAAAGTTTCTTGCCAGACTAAATCAATCACCGAACTTGAACAAACCAGTTCAAATTACATTACCCAGAATGTCATTTGAATTTACCGGATTAACTTATGATGCTTCTAGAAAATCAACAACAACTCAATCTTTTACTGCAAAGTCGGTAGATGATGGGAAGGAAATAAAAAAAGTATATCTTCCAGTTCCATATAATATGCAATTTGAAGTAAGCATAATGTCAAAATTAAATGATGATGCTCTTCAAATTATCGAACAAATTCTTCCATATTTTCAACCAGCATACACAATGACTGTTGATTTGGTCGAAACAATCAACGAAAAAAGAGATGTTCCGGTAGTTCTGGAAAACATCACGATGCAAGATGATTATGAGGGTGATTTTACAACTAGAAGGGTTTTAATTTATACATTAAGATTTACCGTAAAAACATATTTGTTTGGTCCAATTTCTTCTGCAACAAAAGACATCATCAAAAAGTCTACTATCAGTTACATTTCTGGAGATACTACTCCCACACCATCAAGAGAGGTTGTATATTCCGTCGAACCAAGAGCGATTCAAAACTATACAGGTATTGTTCTTACCAACTTAACAAATGATATCTCAACAACTGATACTCTCATAACAGTAAATGACGCGAGTTCTATTTCAATTAACACGTATCTTGATCTTGAAGGTGAAGAAGTATATGTAACTTCGAAGTCTGGAAATGTTCTTACTGTTGATAGAGGAAGAGATAATACTACAATTACCTCACACTTGGCAGGATCTGAGGTTAAATCAATCACTGCTGCAGATAATGCATTAGTTGAAGAGGGTGATGATTTTGGTTTTAGTGGATCTACTTTTTGATAAAATATGAAAATGACAAAGAAATTTGATAAGTTAAATGAAACTTTCAATGTTAGTGGTGAAATAGTTCCTGCTGAAGTAGAAACGGTAATTGAGAAAGTTGAAAAAATCTCATCTAATATTGATGATGTAAAAAAAGATTATGAATATACAAGAGGTAATTTATATTCTCTCATTGAAAAGGGGCAAGAAGCAATTAATGGTATTTTAGAATTGGCACAAGAAAGTGAGATGCCTCGTGCCTATGAAGTTGCTGGACAGCTTATTAAAAATGTGGCAGACGCAACTGATAAGTTGATGGATCTCCAGAAAAAACTAAAAGATGTTGAAGAAGAAAAACAAAAAGGACCAACAACAGTTAATAATGCCTTGTTTGTTGGTTCAACTGCAGAATTGGCAAAACTTCTAAAACAACAAACACAAAATGAAGACGTTTAAGCAATTTCAAGAAGATTGGAGCAATAAATATAAAAAGAGTATTGATTGCTCAAACCCAAAGGGTTTTTCTCAACGTGCTCATTGTGCGGCAAGAAGAAAGAGAGCAAAAGGTGAAGAGACGAGATCAAAACCAGTACAATGAATGAGCAAGTAAAACCATTTAAAACAGTTGAGCAAATTGCGAGGAAGCATCGTCTTGATGTTTCTTTCATAGAAAAGCAACTAAAAATGGGAGAAAAAATTGAGCATGAACATACAAAAAATCATGAGTTGGCAAGAGAAATTGCTCTTCAACATCTTGACGAAATTCCGGATTATTACACTCGTTTGAAAAAAATGGAATTGGGTGCTAAAAAAAATCATAAAAAATTTAAGGATGTAAAAGAGTCTAATAGTAGTGATGGAAATCTTCCATACGAATGGGATTACCCAGTACATCCAGAAAATGTAAGATATTGCACAAAGTGCAAGAAAAAAGAAACTAAAGAAGAATGTAAATATGGTGAAAAATACTGGATGTTATTTTCATTACCATCAAGTCTAGTAAAAGAAGAAACTAAATCTGGAGA